ATATTATATATTTCAGAAATTATTATAGGTTGATTTATTTGCCACCTGTCTACATTAAAATAATCTTTTAATTCTCCAATACACTTTCTTAATACTTCTTGATTTTGGAAATTTTTAAATACTATTATTTCAAATTCTATTCCTATATTAATAACAAATGAATCTTTAATATTAATAGCATCAGTTAGCATTCTGTGTTGTTCTAAATATGTTTGTAAATTTCTTTTAGATGCTGAATTTAAAGTTGTTAATTGTTTTTGATTATTATATCCTAAAGTATATAAATTTAATGCCATAGGATTAGGTATTCTACCTGCAACTGTTGTTAATGGGGAAATTTGATCATCTTGTGTTATGTAAGCTTTAGCTATTTTACCAAACTTAGCAGGCATAGATAAAGTTCTAATTAAATAATCGTCTTTAGTTACTGTTCTATTTTGAGCAGAAAAGGCTGCCATTGAATTTTGTCTTATATCTTCAATAGAATCTCCTGATCCTCCTCCTGTTGCTGGAGTAGGATTATTTACTGTGATAGAATCTCTTACATATTGAAGTACACTTTTATCTAAGTTTGTTTTTGTTTTTAGATTTAAAATACCTACTCTATTTATTGTATACCCTCCTACATTAGAAGATACCCCAAAAGTATTACATAAATAGTTTACTGATAATGTGGTATTTATAGGGACTAACCCATAAGTACCAGTGTATAAAAAATTAGAAGGATCATAAGCAAACTCTAATTTAGAACGACCATCTTTTATTCCTAAACCTATATTATCCGGATTAGGAATAATTTCTTCATCTACTACACTATTTTCTCCTGCCCCAAATTGAATTTCTAATGTATTGTTGGATCTTAATCTTGTTACAAATCTTCTTGGTACTCTTTTTAATTTTAATAAATAAGGAGTGGATTCATTAAAACCATGTAATTCAGGATCATTGCTTGCTATGTTTTCGATAGCCTCAAATATTGTATCTTGAGCTAAATAAGGTACTTCGTCATACTTATTACCATCACCATCTACTATACTTTCTATTTCTATTATATTAGGATCATTTAATTCTAAAGTTAAGAATTTTTCATAACTATCTATTACATAGCTTTTTGTTTTAAATTCTCCTGAATATGCTTTTCCTGATTTTTTAAGAAGATAATATTCTGGTTTATTTGTAGAATTATTAACAGAATATACTGTTATTTCTAAAGGGCTATCTTCACTATCTATGCTAAAATTTATATCTTTTTCTAATATGAATTCTGGACCTTCACCAGATTTAAATGTTGATCTTTCTTCAATAGTAAGTGCATATCTCATATCAGGTTGGTCTCCATTCATAGGATCTGAAGGTACTAATTGAAATAAATCTAACATTACTGTTGATGTATTTGTTGCTTTAGGTTTGTATCCTAAAGAATATGCTAAATTATAAAGATTTTCTTTTTCCTGAGCTAATAATAAAAAATTTTCTTGTAGTTGAGTATCTTGGTAATATGATAAAATATCTCCCACATAAGAAGCCATTTCCATAAACATTACTCCAGGAGATGAATCACTAAAATCATTATAAGTATCAGGAAAATATGATTGTGCAAATTCTGTTAATTGGGCCTTAAAATCGTTAAAATCTTTATTTAAATACTTAATACTTTTTTCTCGTGGAGTATTTGATGTTTTTGAAAATGCCATATTTTAATTAAAATTTAATAGTATTGCATCTGTTGATCTGTCTGCTAATACTTTATAATATATTGATATTTGTACTATGTGGAGTTCTGGAGTTGTTTCATTATTTTCTCTTTTAATAAATACATCTTCTATATCTATTTCAGGTATATAAAGTTGGGCTCCATCTGTTATTTTTATTAATACTGTTTCCTTATCTATAACTTGTTCAAATAAAAGATCTCTTATACCTACTCCAAAGTCTGGATTCATTAATCGTTCACCAGGAGAAGTTAATAATAAGTTAATTAAATTGCTTTTTACTTGTTCTTTAGTTGTGTAAGAAGAATTAAAAACTGCTTCTCCATCAAATGGAAAAGTAACACCTACCGCTACCTTATCATTTTGAGGTAAATCTATAGGATTTATTTTTATATTTCTTCTTTCTAAAATAGGCATTTATTATCTTCCTTTTTTCTTAGCTATTGCTTTCATTAAACCACTATAATCTTTTGTTACTGCATTTGCTACTGATTCAGGCATCCCTGCTGTATCCATTGGTAATGGGGCTCCTGTTGCGAAAGGTTGTGCCATACTTACAGGTGCATTTCCTGATTCTAGATTTGTGTCTCCTTGTGCTGTTTCATTTAATAAATCATTTAATGCACTATTAGATGTAAAATTATGATTTGGACGTTGTTTAATAGGACTTTTACCCATTATTTTATCTCTTAAAGATGTTTTTGTTTCTTTAGGAACTTCAACTTGTCTTTCAGTGTGTTCTACGATAGTTGGTTTTAATTCATCACGTAAATCTTCCTTAAGTGATTTAATTTCTCTGCGTAACGCATAATCGATTTCTTCTCTAACTACTTTTCTAATTAGATTTTCAAAAGTTTTTGCTTTCATGTTGTTAATTGTTGTTTGTTATAAATATAAATTAATTTTATTTTTTATTAATAAGACTCTATATTCTTATCACTTGGTTGAGGACCATCTGGATTTTCTTTTAAGTTTCTTCTTAGTATATTATTTTTGTTATTTCCTCTAACTAAATCTGGAAATTCTGGTAATCTACTTTCAGCGTCAATTCTTGTTTCTGGAGCTATATTTTTACTAACATCTGTATAAGGATAATTTACTCCTTGAGTGCTGTCAAACGAATTTATTGCTGCATTAAATCTTTCATATCCTATTGTTTGAAAACGAGCATTTCTAATATAACGAATATATTCATCGTCTCTTCTTAGTGCCATTCTTCCTATTATTTCTTCAGGAGTACTGTTTTGTAACATGCTATATAAATTATTTAATTGGTCTCCTTTAGTTCCTGTACCTAATCCCCCACTTCCATCTCCTGTTCCGTTTCCTGTTCCATTTCCTGTTCCATTTCCTGTTCCATTTCCTGCTGTTCCATTTCCATTAATATTAGTATCTGCTGTTGAATTGTTATCTCCTCCGCTTATAGCACATTTACTTAACATAAACATATATAGTAATTCTAATACCATTAAAAGACCTTCAATTATTCCTAATAGAGCAGCTAGTGCAGCTGCTGCTTTAGCTAATGCTTTTGAAATAGGATTGATATATTTTTTAAGCATTTTTTTTATAAATTCTTTTGCTCTTCCTACTGCTTGCACCCATTTACCTATAGTATATTCTGCTTTTACTATTAAACGAGATAATAAATCTATTAAACCCCCAGTACCTGTTCCCCCTAAGAATTTTACTACTATTTTTGCTATTTTTATTACTATTTTTAGGATTTTTAAAATTACATTTAATATTTTAATAATTGCATCTAATATTTTTAATAATCCATTTAACATAGCTAGTATAGCTGCTAGACCCGCACACGCTGCTGCTGCTCCTGCTACTATTCCTTTTATTTTATTTAATAAATTCTTAATTTTATTGTATTTTGATTCTAATCTTTTTTTATCTGCATCTGAACATCCTGAACTTTTTAACTTTTCTGTTATTTGGTCTTCAGTAGGTAATTTTTCTTTATATTTCATTACCTTTCTTTTGCCTTGTTCAGTGGCTTTACCTTTAAGTCCGTGTAGTTTAGACTTTAACATTGTTGTTATTTTACCTATTACTGCTTCCATTTTAAATTGTAAATACGTTTTTACTTGAAATTTGACTAGTGTCTACTTTATGTTTAAAGTCTTCGTCCGCTTTATAACTATATCCTATTTGAGAAGCTAATTTTTTTATGTGGTCTTTTCTGTAGGTTTTTACAGCTGAAACTAAAGCTGGAGAAGGTACATCTCCTGCTGAATCTATATTTTCAGGACCATCTATTATATCACATAAGGCATCAATAGCAGCTAATAAATCTTTTAACCATTCTTCAGTTCTTTCACCTAATAAAACAGGTTCTGTTGGGAGTTGATTCTGACCTTTTAAACCTAAAATTATTTTAGGAGAATTAATTATAAAATAACTGTCTCCTGGATCATTAGGTGTTCCTCCTGTGTCAAAATGTATACTTTTATTTGCACTAAATGACATGTGTTCTTTTGCAAATACAAGAACACTATCTTTTTTAGATTGCATTACAACTCTATCAGTATTGATAATTACTTGATTACCTTGATACGCAAAAGGTTGTTTGGGTTTTGATGTTATTTTTACTTTACTATTTGCCATTTTTTTATTTTAAATTTGACAATCACTTGTTTTTTGAGCAAAATCAGCTCTAGCTTCTGAACTTGGTAATGTACTAGAAAATGCATGAAGATTCTTTGGTCCACTAAGAGGGCCATTATTTCTAATATTATAATAAAATATTTTAAATTCACTACAATTCATATCTCTGAAATCTTTAAAGTTAGGAGATCCTTCTACAGGATTTCCAAAACTATCAACATCAGCTGAAACTGGTGGATTTGTAGAGGGAGGAGCAGAATTAGTTAAAGGTAAACCTGCTCTTGAAGATGATGTTTTTCCTGTATTGGCTAATTTAAATATATATTCTGCTGTATTTTTATATCTAGATGATTTATAAGATTGATGGTTACTTAAAGTGTCATCAGAACTACCTACTTTCCAACTATTAAGACTTTCTCTGTCTGATTTAGATAAGTCTCCTAAACAATCTTCATATGTGTGTTTTTTATCAAGACCCATTAAATCATTAAGTGTTGGTACCCACCAACCTGGACATGTTTTGCCTCCTCTTTTTTTTCCTGCGTTAAACTTTCCTAATGTTGCTTGATTGTGTCCTATTACTTTTATGTTTGGAAAAGCTTTAACAAAATATCTTGTTAGTTCAAGGTAAGAATATGCTTGTGAGGGAGTCATAGTACAATTTTTTACTTTATTTGTTGTTTCTAAATCCGGTCTTGAAAGCCCATCACGTTTTTTAGTAACTGTTCCTACCCAACTTATATTTATAGTTTTTAACTTTCCTCCTCTACTAGGTGTTCTTTTGCCTTTTGATCCATCTAAATCATTTTTATCAGTTCTATCAGGAGCATATATACCATTAATTCTTTTTCTAGAAAAACCATTTGTTGAATTAGTACCTCCTATACCATAAGAAAAACCATCAGTACCCGCATGTGTAATTCCTGTATCTCCATCTCCTACATTTTGACCTCCCATTATATCTATATTGTATTGACATTCTCCAAAAGCCCCTATATTTATATTATAACCATGTCTAGAATGATCTGCTTTACATTCAACTATTTCGTAAGTATTATGATAACCTGTAACTGTAATGTGCTGACATAAATTTTCTACAGTAGGTAGGTTATTAGCATTTACTCCGTCTTTTGTCATTTTTGCTATTATTTCTTCTACAGAATAAGGGTCAAATACCATATCTAAACAATCATCATTTAAACTTTTTCTATTTCTAAATATTATTGGACATATACTATTATCATGATATCCCTTAGGTTTTGTCTGTGTTCCACTTCCTCTATATTTTGATCTATAATCTGATAAAAATCTTTTATAATCTGATTTGCTTTTTATTTCATGTTTATACCCACCATTTGGGTTTAAATCACTTACTGCTGTTCCCACATGTACCTGAGCTCCAGTTCCTTGAGAACTTACAGGAGGTGGTGGTATTATACAACTACCATCATCTTGTGTTGCATTTGGATCAAAATTTGTTGCATTAGGGTTTGTACATCCTAATATTTGTTGAGTTTGGTTATCTTCTATTTCATTAATTATTACTTCATCCTCTTTTTCTACTACAGGAAGAGCATCCTCCGATCCGGATTCTCCTCCTTCATCTAAATCAGGTACTCCAAAGTCTTCCCCATCAAAATTATCTTGTATTAAAAGTAAATCTAATACTGATCCCGGTTCTTTTTTTGATTCTGAGCCTGTAGGGGCTCCACAACTTAATGCCATATCTTTTTTGTTTTAATCATTTAATCTATAACCATCATCATATTCTTCTCCATATTCATCAATGTCTCCTTTTATACTATCAATATTAGTGCTACTAGAATATCCATTTTCCTCAACTATATATTCTTCACGAGATCCTGCTGGGTAGTCTTTTTCTTCTATTTCATAACTCCACATAAAAATCCCATCACGTCTTGAATTTGTTTCCATAATTCTAAAACCTTTATAAATTTCTTTTTCAAAAGTTTCTGGTCCATAATCAGGAGGCATTGTATTAGTGGTTGGTGTAACTGAGGGTTCTGGATTAGATGGAGGGGTTGGTTCTTTTTCTGTTTCTGCTTCTCCTTCTTCAGGAGCAGGTATAGTATTTCCTTCAGGATATATTTGTCCTAATTCTTCATCATTACATTCTGGATCTTCATTTAGTTCTTCTTCAGCTGATATATCTTCTTCTGTTGCTTCTTCTAATTCTTGATCTGCTGTTTCTTCTGGTTTTTCTGGTTCTATAGATTCAATTTCAAACCCTTCAGTTATGTTATCAAATGTATCTTTTTGGTCTACTTGTAATTCATCATGTTTAGCCATCCAAGATTGCCAATGTAAAGAAACAATTTCCATATTAGGTAAAACTTGATTTGAAGTAAGATAAATGGTTGAATGATCTGAATTTATATTTTCAATTGTGTGTTCCCACCCATTATCTTTTTCTTCTATATGTTGGCCATTACGTATAATAGTAATAGGATCTCCTGTTTCTCCTTTTGTAGAATAAGCTGTTTTATCGTTTGCTTCTTTAGCTGTGGCTCCTAATCTTATTGAGTTTCCAAATCTACCTTCTACAATAGTATCTCCTTCAAAAGGTAATAAAGGTTGAATACTTAAATTTTCTTTAAAATAATTTCCTAAAGGAACTTCTACTGAATTATCTCCTTCAGCTGTTCTTATAATAGTATTTCCTGTAGCATCATAATTTTTATTTGCCTCCTCTTCAAGATGGTAAACCATATCAGGTAATGCATTATTATGTTGATGGTTCCAAACATTAACATTAGGTAAGTAATATTTAAGTGTTGCGTTTCTTGTTTGTTCAGTTTCAGCAAATGTATAAGTTTTATTAGGAGCATCGATTAATAATACTATTTCATTTTTTAAAGGATATTGTTTAATAAATGAAAAGAAAGGTTTAGCTGAGTTTAATAATCTACTATCTTCTGCTTGATTAGGTTCGTTTACATAACTCCAAAATATGGTTCCTATCCCATCATATCCACCAAATTCTTTTGCTCTAGGATGATTAATATCTAAAATAATATCAATAACCCTAGCTGCTATAAAACCTTTTGAATCCTGTGTTTTAACAGATGTATTTTTATTTCCTAATTTAGCCATTTATTTTTCTAATTCTTCTTGAGAAGGTGCTTCTATTTCTTTTGGTTTTTCAACAGTTTTAGCTATTTCTTCAGCTACATCCATTAATTGATCCATTTCTTCAGTAGTTAATAAACCACCATCTCCTGTTGAAGCAGCTCCTGTTGATAAACGTTGTACGATAGCAGCCATCTTAATTAGTTGATCATCATTTTTAACACTAATTTCCATATATTCCTTGATTAAGGGAACTACTACAGTGGCATCACCTAAAGATTGGACTAAAGGACGTAATTCAGCAATTAAAGATGCAAGTTGTTTGGCTTTTTTCTTTTGATTACCGTGAATTTCTTTTAATAAATCCCCAAAGGATTTATCGTCAAATAATATCTGGTTTAATGAATCCATATTGTTTTATTATAAATATGGAAGGGTTTAGATTTTTACATACCCTGTTTCATTATATTCAGAGTAAAGTTTTTTATATATTATTTTTAATTTTTTGGTTACTTT